TCGATGTCACCTTCAATGCCGCCATCACCTCCATCACGACGGACACTGACGGCGCCGCCGGCGACCTGGTGCAAAACACCCGCCTGCCTGGTGTGGTCGCGCTGCCTCAGCGGCGGATGACGGTGCGCGACCTGCTGAGCCCCGGCCGCATGGATGGCAGCACGCTGGAATACGTCAAGGAAACCGGATTCACCAACAACGCCGCCCCGGTGGCCGAGAATGCGGTGAAGCCCGAATCCTCGATGAAGTTCGATCTGGTCACGACCTCTGCCAAGGTCATCGCCCACTGGGTCAAGGCGTCCCGCCAGATCCTGGACGACGCATCCCAGCTTCAGAGCATCGTGGATCAGCGCCTGCGCTATGGCCTGGCCTATGTCGAGGAGCAGCAACTGCTCAACGGCGACGGCACCGGCCAGAATCTGCTTGGTATCGTGCCGCAAGCCAGCGCCTACACCGCGCCGATCACTGTGTCCGGTGCGACGATCATCGATCAGATTCGGCTTGCCCTGCTGCAAGCTGAGCTGGCCGAGTACCCGTCCACCGGCATCGTGATGAACCCGAAGGACTGGACCCGTGTGGAGCTGCTGAAGGACACCCAGGGGCGCTACATCATCGGCAACCCTCAGGGCAATGCTGCCGCGTCGCTGTGGGGTATTCCTGTGGTGATCACCCCGGCCATGCAGGAAGACAAGTTTCTCACCGGCGCGTTCCGCTTGGGGGCCCAGTTGTTCGACCGCTGGGAGGCGCGCGTCGAGGTCTCCACCGAGAACCAGGACGACTTCATCCGTAACATGGTGACGATCCTGGCGGAAGAGCGCCTCGCGCTGGCGGTGTACCGCCCCGAGGCGTTCGTGTTCGGTAACCTGCCGTAACCCGTAGAGAGGCGGGCGGGCTGAGAGGCCCGCCTGTAAGCTAAGCCATGCGAATCAAGTTCATCCCACCCGATCCCCGCGCCGGTATGGTCGTAGAGATGGAGCAGGGCGTGGCCCAGCGCTTCATTGACCAGGGCCTGGCAACTACCGATCTGGTCGAGAAGGCAGCCACGCCGTCTGATGCGCCCGCAGAAGCTGCCGCAGAAGAAAAGCCTTGGCGCCGCGGAGCCAAACGATGAGCATCATCGACATCGACGTGGCGAGGGAGCATCTGCGCCTGGAGCCGGACTACCCGGCGCAACAGGTGCAGATGTATCTTGATGCGGCTGAAGATGCGGCCATGAGATTCCTCAACCGGCGCATCTTCGCCGACCAGGCAGCCAAGGACGCGGCCGTTGCTGCAATCGACCTGGCGGCGGCCAAGCAGGCGCTGGACGACGCGATTGAAGCAGCCGAAGCGTTGACAGACCCTGCTGCTAAGCAGGCGGCGGTGGAGTACGCCCACTATGTGTATCAGCAAGCGCTTTCTGAGGCCGATGAGACCTTCCGCGGAGTGTTGATGAATCCGCAGATTCAAGCGGGCATCCTGCTCATCGCGGCGCACCTGTTCGAGCGCCGGGGCGACGCACAGGCAGCGATTCCGGAGGCGGCCTATATGCTGCTGTACCCTTATCGAGAGGGGCTCGGTGTATGATGGACATCGGACGCCTGGACAAACGCCTCACTTTTCAACGGCGCAGCGTCGTGAAGGACGAATACGGCCAGGAGCAGGACGCTTGGTTTGATGTAGTGACTGTTTGGGGCAACGTGAAGCCCATCGGAGGTCGCGAGAAGTTGCGCGCCATGGCGATCGGCTCGATCTTGACACATACGGTTGCGACGCGTTACAACTTGGCGCTGTTGCCGCTGATCGATGCCGCCGCGATGCGCATCAGCTATCCCACTCCCGCAGGGATTCGGTTGCTCAACATCACCGCTGCGCGCGACCTGGACGAAGCGCACCGGTTCATTATCTTCGACTGCACGGAGGGGTCGCTCGATGGTCAGTGAACTTCACGTTTCAGGCCTGTCCGAGTTGGACAAGCTCTTGAAGGAGCTTCCGGCCAAGGTCGAGCGCAACATCCTGCGTGGCGCGATGCGCGCTGGAGCGAAGGTTTTTGAGAGCCGAGCCAAGGAGCTGGTCCCGATCAAGTCGGGACAGCTGCGTGACAGCATCAAGGTCAGCACTCGGTCCAAGCGCGGCCGGGTTTCCGCGACCGTGCGCGCAGGCGGCAAGAAGGCGTTTTACGCGCACATGGTCGAGTTCGGCACCGCGCGCCACTTCATCAAGCCACGCAAGCGCAAGAGCCTGTTCTTCGCTGGCTTGGCGCGCGAAGTTGTTGATCACCCAGGATCCGCACCACGGCCGTTCATGCGACCCGCGCTCGATGGCGGCCAGGCTGAGGCAGTCAACGCGGCGGCGGACTACATCCGCAAGCGCCTGGCCAAGGAGGCGGCGAAATGAACGTAGAGATCATCGTCGGGGCGCTGCTCAAAGCGCCAGCCATCACGGCGCTTGTCGGCGACCGGAAGGCGCTCGCGCAGCTGCCGCAGAACACCGCGATGCCAGCGATCGTTTATCAGGTCGTGGACGCGCAGCCTCGCCCGAACGTCAACTACGCGGGCGAACCGAACATGGCGGTTGCGCGCATCCAGATCAATCCTTTGGCGCAAGACATCGCCAAAGTGAAAGCAATTCATGCTGCGTTGCGTTCTGTGCTGGACTTCAAGCATGATACAATCGTCGCCGGAAAGCGCGTCGTGAGCTGCAGATTCAGCATGCTGGGCCCGATGGACAAGGACAACGAGGCCGGTGTATGGACGCAACCTGCCGATTACGTTCTCATGTGGTACGAATGAAATTGCGTACACAAACGGTGTTGTGGCATCGATTCGTCGGTGTCGCTTCGGTTCGCCCGCATCCCTGTGGGCGTCACTTCTTGTCATTGAAATAAAGGGGAAATATCATGACTGTACATACCTCCGCAGGGACCACTCTGCGAGTCTCTGCCTCCGCTCCGGCCACCTTCGACGTGGCTGGCTACTCCGCACTGACATTCACCACTGTCGGCGAAATCACCGACCTTGGCGAGTTCGGTCGCGAGTACGTGCTGGTCACCCACAACCCGGTGGGCACGCGCGGCACCCAGAAGTTCAAGGGCTCGTTCAACGAGGGCACCATGAACTTGACGCTCGGCCTCGACACCGATGACGCAGGCCAGATCTTGATGAAGGCCGCCGCGCTGGCTGACACCCCGTACAGCTTCGAGGTGACCACGCAGAACGGCGATAAGTACTACTTCCAGGCTATGGTCATGAGCTTCAAGGTCAGCGTTGGTTCGGTGGATTCCATCACCACCGCGACCTGCACGCTCGAACTGACTACCTCGCATGGCGGCGTCGGTATCGTCGAGTCGCTGGCGCCGTGATGATGCCTGAGAGGGCTAAACGTGCACCGAGTCGGCGTCTGTCTCATCCTTCGTTGGGTGAGCAGGCGTCTGCCACAGGCAATCCATCGCCCCCACGAAAGGACCAACCCATGTTTGATATTTCCAAACTCGCAGTCAAAGAAACAGCCGTTATCGAACTCGAAGGCCCCGATGGCGAGCCGCTGCTGAACGAGAACGGCGAGGTTCTGTCCGTCACCGTGTATGGGCCTGGTTCCAAGCAGTTCCAGCGCGCCCAAGGCAAGCGCAACCGCGCCATCCTCGACTATGTGCGCAAGGGCGGCAAGAAGATGAAGGACGAGGAGCAGCGCGAGCTGGACGCCGAGTTCCTGGCCGACTGCACCGTCTCGTTCAACGGGTTCGTGTACAAGGAACTGGCTGGCTACGAGATGTTCAAGGCCGCGTACCTAGACCCAAGCATCGGGTTCATCGCTGAGCAGGTCAACAAGGCGATCGGTGACTGGGCAAATTTTACGAACAAGTCCGCCACGACCTGATCATGTACGCTCGGCAGCTGGCGTGGTTTCATTCCGCGCCAATTGACAAGAAGCGCAAAGTCGTCTCTGGTGAGACTGAACCAGAGACGCCGCTGACACGCGGCGAAAAGATCGTGCGCAACGGCGGCACGCCGCTCATGCCGGACGTTGGTGCTGCCGCCTACCTTGTCGACTATTGGCACGACGTTGGGCTGGTGAGCGTTGGCGGGATGGGCCCGGTGCCGCTCACCAGCGTCGAGTTGATGGCGTGGCAGGAAGGGCGCGGTGTTCATCTCCAGCCTTGGGAATTCCATGCTCTGCGCGAGATGTCCAGGGCATACTTAGCGCAAGCGCACGCGAGCGAAAAACCTGAGTGTCCGCCGCCATTCGGCGACCCGGTGAACGAGTTCGACCGCGAGGTGGTTAGCA